GTACTCACCAATCCTCCAGGAATAACCACAAATACATTTGCACTCTATAAATATCCAGCAGTACCGAGTCCTATAACAGTTGATGTTAGTTGGCTTGTAAAATAAGATGTAGATACTAAGTTTATAAGATTAGCGGTTGATACGAAAGCTTTGAGATTCGCAGTTGATACCAGGCCTATTAGATTCGCACTACTTACTAAATTAGTAAGATTCGCAGTACTAACAAAACCAATAAGATTCGCTGTACTGATTAAACCTTTAAGATTCGCCGTACTTACCATATTTACGAGTGAAGGACTAGATATATATCCAGCAGTACCTAGACCAGCAACAGTAGATGTGAGTTGCTTAGTAAGATAGGAACTGCTAACTAATCCACTTAGATTCGCCGTACTTACTATATTAGCAAGAGCAGGGCTTGATATATAGCCTGCTGTACCAAGTCCAGCAACAGTGGACGTAATATTTGATAATACAATTGTGCCTTGAATAGTTGAGCCATTCAGATAGAGTGTACCTGAACTGACTGTTAAAAATGCAAAAGTATCTGCATCAATAAAATTTAAACTTGAAAGATATACATTTCCTGTACTAAGACTTTGTGTAGAAATTCCTGCAGGATTTAAATATACATTTGTAGCAGATGAAATAATAACTGTATTAGCATATGCAAAAACTGTGGAAACACTACTAATTGTATATATAATATTAAGAACACCGAGATTAGCAAGTGCAGTAGATAGACTTGATAAACCTGATGTTACAATTGTGCTTAATGTACAGACACCACCTACAACTGATTCGCTTCCATTATTCTCTCCAAGATATGTTGAAATTGACGATAATCCACTCGGAAGTATGCCTACCAAAGAACTAATAGCATTAATTGATGGGATTGTTAAAGGATCAATGAAAGCAGCTTCACCATTTACGCCTGTTGTAAGCACATAATCGGGTTGAATTGGCACATTAGAATCAGGCGAAGCAGCAAATATACGTCGCAAAGTTATAATATCTGTGTCATAAGTCTTGTGCTGACTCATCGTGGACACCCCTACTCTGGATTCATTTTATTTGATAAAAATTTACCGTGTAAGAAGTGTTTGCAGTATACTTGAAAAAGTATTCATATGTGATGTAAGACTTGAAAATTGTTCAGCCTGCACTTTATTTGTTGAAATTTGCTGCTCAATAAAAATATTTTGTCCATGAATTGTTGATGACTGTGAATCAAGAAGACTTGCCATATATTGAGTTGCGCCAAAATGCGCCATTTGAATTTGTTCATAATTTACAAAGTAGATTGTACTGAAAGCATTAATACTTGTTTTATCCAGGAAAACTGATTTTGGAAAGACTGTACTGAGTTCATCGGCAATAAATCCAAGTTGATGCTTATCTCTCTTCAATTCATGAAAAGAACTCACAAAACCGAAATGATGAAGTGGTAATTCTCTAACAGTTGAATAGCAGAGTTCAAGATTTGCATAAGTAATATCTGTTTTAATTCGCCTGTCTGATGTAAATACACTACCATTTAGAAAATATCCAGTTTGCGCATTAATTGTTGATGTCACAGTAAGATTTCCATTTATAACATATGTATATGAACTGGTCGACCATAGTGTTGGATTAAATAGAGGTGAACTCCATGCAATCCCTGATCCATAAACACTAAATCCACCAGCTGTGACCCCCATCCAGACCTTCCCATCATAGCTATATTGAATACTATGAGTAGCATCTTGACCAGTCGCAATCCAATAAGAGCCATTCCATGCAACAGATGAACCATGCGCACTAAATCCACCACTTGTGATCGCCATCCAGTTCATTCCATCATAACTATATTTGATACTTGTAAGAAGACTTGTATCTTCACCAACTGCAACCCAATAGGAGCCATTCCATCCAACACCACGTCCACCAGAATTAAATCCACCACTTGCAGAGGATGTCCAATTTATTCCATCATAACTGTATTGAATACTATTTACAGCAGAATCATCTGAACCAACCGCAACCCAATAGGAGCCACTCCATGCAATTCCTGCTCCAGTATCGCTAAACCCCCCACTTATACTGTCCATCCAGTTCATTCCATCATAACTATATTTAATAGTTTGTATAGCAGTTCCACCCGAACCCACAGCAACCCAATACGAGCCATTCCATGCAACGCCTACTCCATTGGCACCAAATCCCCCACTTGTAATTTCTGTCCAAATACGCCCATCATAACTATATTGAATTGTAGAAGCTTCCGCTCCAACAGCAACCCAATAGGAACCGTTCCATGCAATATCATAAGCCGATGTAAATCCGCCACTTGTGATCGCTGACCAGTTTTTACCATCATAACTATATTGAATAGTTTGTAAAGCAGCTCCAGCCGAACCAACAGCAACCCAATAGGAACCATTCCAGGCAATACCGTTTCCGCCGTTCGCAAATCCGCCAGTTGTGACCTCCTTCCAAGTCTGCCCATCATAACTAAATTGAATACTCGTGGTAGCACCCGTATTTGAACCAACAGCAACCCAATTTGCTCTATTAGTAACAGCAATTTGCGCCAGAGTATCAGTATTAGCTAGTTCTTTTGTATTCCAATAAAGATTTGAAGCAGTCGAATCAGTTGTCAATTGGCCAGAAGGATGCGCATTTCCATATCCCAGATATAAACTACTGATAAACAGAGAACCTGCTTGGCCATCAGGATAATTAGCAATAACAGCTGCCTGAATTGATGAGGCAAGATTTGTATATCCATCTTGAATAAAGTATGGTATACCATTGTCATTCGCGGCATTCATATAAAAGTTTGATGCGCGTACTGTTCCAAACGTACCACCTACAGTATCACTCCAAAATTGCGCACCATTAAAACCAGTTACAAAATCCATAATTGCGTTAGGTGAAGTTAGAATAAAACTATCATCACCCATTGCTATAGAAGCACCTGCGGGCCCATAGATAGTACTCACATTACTTATACTGTGATTACACATATCAATCGTTTTAACCGCAGAAAAGTTTGCCCAGTTTGAAAGCGTGCTAACATAGCCGGCACTACCAAGGCCTATCACAGTTGAACCAATATATGTATCAATAAAAGTTGTACTTACTAATCCACTCAAGTTAGCACTTGAGATTAAATCAGCCAAATTCGCTGTGGAGATTAAATCAGCTAAATTCGCTGTGGAGATTAAATCAGCTAAATTCGCAGTTGAGACTAAGTCAGCGAGATTGGCAGTTGAGATTAAATCGGCAAGATTTGCTGTGGAGACTAAGTCAACGAGATTGGCACTTGAGATTAAATCGGCAAGATTTGCTGTGGAGACTAAGTCAACGAGATTTGCACTTGAGATTAAATTAGCCAAATTTGCTGTGGAGACTAAATCAGCGAGATTCGCAGTTGAGACTAAGTCAATAAGATTCGCACTGGAGATTAAATCGCTGAGATTGGCAGTTGAGACTAAGTCAGCCAAATTTGCTGTGGAGACTAAGTCAGCCAAATTCGCAGTTGAGATTAAATCAGCAAGATTCGCAGTTGAGATTAAATTGGCGAGATTGGCAGTTGAGATTAAATTGGCAAAGTTTGCAGTTGAGACTAAATCTGCCAAATTTGCTGTTGAAACCAGATTCGTAAAGAAAAACCCATTTTCAATTTGATAAGAAAGTCCAGCTGATGTACTCAAAAGTGTAGCAGTGCTTACATATCCATCAGTTACAGTGCTTATCAAAAAACCTGTGTCAACATTAATAGTTACGTCACCTTGTGTTCCATTTTGTGAACCTGATGGTCCCATAATAATATTTGAACCCGCATTAACAGATGTTACAAGTGATGCCGCCGCACCAGAAATAGCAATTCCATTTAAATATAAATTTCCATTATATGAATAAAGATTTTTTTGTACTTTACTATATGTATCAATAAATGTAAAACTAGATGTTGTAACATTTGTTGTACTGACAATTTGCGATGTAAGATTTGATGTAACAAGTGTACTTGCATTTAAACCAATAAACACCGCATTTGCATTATAATCAGAAGTAAGACTAATTTGTCCTGTACCCACAAGTGTCAAGATACTCGAATAATTATTTGCACTTAAAACAGTATATCCTGAAAGAGAGGAGATTTTACCAGTTGGAGTTGAAAGGTTCGGAAAGACTTTTAAACTCTGAAAAGAGTTTAATGTTGTACTAATAGGCTGACCATTTGCTGTAAATGTCAATGTATTTGTTGCCGGATTTGCCTGGAGACTAATTCCACCCGCAGCGGCAAAATTAAGGACTGGAGTTGTGACATTATTTGAAAAACCGTATAGAGTATTTCCACCGACTGTATTAATTTGACCAAATCCCTTTGAATAGATATACATCTGGTTTGTACCCGCACCCTGAACAAAACCAATACCACCACCTTGGCTGAGCGTAAATGTATTGTAGGGCGAAGTCGCCGTAAAGGTTCCAGCGTCTGTTGCGATTTGATTAAAACTCGGATTATAACCCAAACTACTAGGAATCGCCCAGTAGGTTCCACCTGCACCATCTGCGGTAAGCACATTCATTGCTGGAATAAATTGATTATTCGTAGAAATTGCAAATACTTTGCGAAGTGTAATTTCATCTGTATCATATGTCCTTCTAGACATTTCCTACTCTAGGGCATATTTTGAATTGAGATAAATACGGAGTTTGTTGAACCAAAGAAAACGGTCGCATTTGAATTTAGGAAACCCTGTGTTGTATTGAGTGTTACCGCATTCGGAAGATAGTGTCCCAGAACAAGTGGTGCATTTGGATAGAAACTCTGTACTACAGAACCAGGTATACTCATCTTAATAGTAGGTGAAAAGTAGTTACTTATGCCTCCATAAATACCACCTGCTGGTCCATTATTGTAATTCGTTGGAAAAAACATGGACTGGAACATTTGACTACTCAAATAGTTACTATTTCCAGCGGCACCACTTTGAACAAAACTCGACATATAAATAGGGACAGGCGATTGTGGGAGTGCAAGTGGACTAAACATATAATTACCAAGCACTTCAATATTTACTATAGCCTTTGATGTGATTAAAGTTGAAAATAAATCAAGTTGTAGATTTGCTGTTGTAAAGGAGATTGGTTGCGTACCTACAGTCCAGTTGGGTGCAATATTTCCATTTGACCCTTTATAAATTAAGGTTGACTGAAGAAACGAACTCAAATAGACTATACTTCCTAAACTACTTACAGTAAGTGAATTACCAGAACCCTGTAAATAAAGTGTATTTCCATTCACTACAAAAAAACTCTGTTTTAATGCGACCACTGAACTCTGTAATTGTGAGGAAGAGATATAACCAGCTGTACCAAGGCCATTTAATGTACTCGCATTCTGAGAATCATAGAAGTTTGTACTTACAATACCTGTTAGGTTTGCTGTGCTAACCAATCCAGCCAAATTTGCCGTACTCACAATACCTTGAACATTTGCTACAGTTGCCGTTACAGTAACTGCGCCTGTTCCAATCTCTGGATTTATGCTGATTCCAGAACCAGCAATTAGTTGTGAAACACCTACTGCGGCCCCTGAACCTGTCGCATAAGCTCCATTAAAAATAAGTTTTCCAGAACTGACATTTAGTAGACTGATAAGACCAGCATTTGGTGGAGTTGTTGTTGAGTCAACAAATGTAATAGAGGATGTGTGTACAGTTCCTGTACTAACTATTTTTGTATTATAGCTAGATAAGTATCCAAGAGTGCCGAGACCTGCTAGACTGCTGGTAATTTGCGTATTAAAAAAACTTGTACTCATTAAGCCTGTTAAGTTAGCCGTGCTAACAAGAGAAGCTAGATTTGGACTACTGATGAGCCCAGCTAGATTCGCAGTACTTACAAGTCCAATCAGATTTGCGCTACTTACAATTCCAGCCAGATTTGCGGTACTTACAAGTCCTCTCAGATTTCCCGTGCTGACAAGCCCAGCTAGATTTGGACTACTGACAAGCCCAGCTAGATTTGGAGTACTGATAAGTCCAGCTAGATTTTGACTGCTTACAAGTCCTCTCAGATTTCCCGTGCTGACAAGTTTAGCCAGATTCGCAGTACTTACAATTCCATTAAAAACTACTGTAGAGAGATACCCTGCTGTGCCAAGACCAATGACAGTAGATGTGAGATTTCCCTTGCTTACATCTCCTGTAATGGATGCTCCATTCACCTGAAAGATACCATTTGTCACAGCAACAAGTTGTTTAACACCTGTTACAGTGTCCATAAAGTTTACACTTGAAAGCCCAATAACACCTGTACTTAATGACCGACTATTCAGACTACTAAGATATCCAGGAGTTGTTCCGAGATTCACAATAGCATCGCCCACACTTGTACTCAGTGTTGAAATATTTCCATTAATATAGTTAAAGGTACCAACAGAAAGTGTAGAATAAAAAATTGCAGTACCATTGACTGTAAAACTACTAATAGGTCCACTACCTTGAGAATTTATTATTTGCTGTATATATCCAAACAGATTTGATGATGTGCTAAATAGATTATTTGCCGAAATGTAAGAATGATTATAAATTAAATTTGAGAAACTATTATACTGTGCTGTACTAACATATCCAGCAGTGCCAAGTCCTGCTACAGTACTATAGAGACTTGGAGTACTCACGTAGCCGGTTGTTCCGAGTGCTTTTACGGTCGCAGTTAAAGTTCCATTACTCACATATCCAGCAGTACCCAGACCGGCGACAGTACTGTAAAGACTCAGGGTACTCACATAACCGGCTGAACCAAGGCCCTGAATACTACTCGCGAGTTGATTTATGTTAAGTCCTGATCCAACTACAGGCGCATCATCCACATACATTCCACCATTTTGAATTGTTATATTATGAAGAGGAGGCGAGTTGGCCTTATTTGTATCAAACATGTGTATATTTGAAATACTTACAGTACTCATGTACCATGCCATACTCTCCCATTGAAGACCACCAATTCCATCGGCCGTGAGGAACCAATTTGTACTAATTGGAATATTTGTGTTAGGATCAAGTGCGAAAAGTGACCGGAGGACCGTTAAATCCATATCATATCCCTTTTTAGAATATAAGCGAGGATCCATCGCGCTACTACCTTCTACTAAGAATCACTCCATCATTCAGAAGCGCCGCGAGATGACTGGCAACGGTGGTCTATTACAACTCGTCGCAGTTGGAAAACAGGATGTTTTCTTGACAGGAAACCCTCAGATTACATGGTTTAAGTTTGTTTATCGTCGCCATACCAATTTTGCCGTTGAAGCTGTTGCAATGTATTCAGATAATGAACCTGACTTTGGAAAAAAGATCAGTTGGCTTGTTCCTCGGAGTGGAGATTTACTCGGCCCCTGTATTTTGGAGATTACACTTCCTACACTCCATCTCTCCACTACGGGCGATCCAGTTGCCTATGTAAATTCCATAGGGCATGCACTTATTCAGGAAATTACCCTAACCATTGGTGAACAGGAGATTGACCGTCAGACTGGAGAATGGATGGAGATATGGTCCAATCTTACAACAACTGATTCTCAGAAATTTGGTTTTTATGATATGATAGGCAAGGTAGACGGCTACCAGCAACCGACATTAGTTGGGCCACTAAAAATTTATGTGCCTCTTCAATTCTGGTTTTGTAAGAATCCCGGCCTTTATCTTCCTCTCCTTGCTCTACAATATCACCCTGTCCGGATCAATATCACATTTAGACCCCTCCAACAATGTTTCTGGACGCCTAATGTTATAGTCGACTGTACAGATATCACTGTAAAGCCAGCACATATTACTGAATGTACAATGTGGGGCGATTTTGTCTATCTTGATGTGGATGAGCGTCGTCGGTTTGTGAGTACTGCACACGAATATCTAATTGAGCAGATTCAGTATACCTCACAAATTGCAATTCCTCCGAGTTCGCAGTCAATTCCTGTACCCATTGAATTTAATCACCCTGTCCGTGAGTTCATCTGGGTACTTCAACGCCAACAGGTTATTAATAAC